TGCGGCCGCCCCTGTGACCGGTGTCTCATCGGCACCCTGGGGGCGCTGCTCGCGTGCGGCGGCCTCCTGGATCCAGGGGGCGTGCAGATCGACGGGGGCGCCGGGGCAGAAGCTGAAGCTCATGGTTCTCCTATGGAAAAGGGGAGGCACTGCCTCCCCGGTGATCGCGTGGCGCCTGGGGATCAGGCGTTCTGGATGCTGATGAGGTTGCCAGTGCCGGCAGGGACCACCACGCCGTTCTGGCCGGTGCCGGTGCCGGTGCCAGCGACCAGGCGAAGCGCCACCACACGGGCGTCGCCGACGATTGCGGGTGATGCGCCGGCCTTGACCAGTCGATCGACCTGTTGGCCAGTGAAGCCCACCTCAGTGGGGCTGGTCCCATCGAAGGTGATGGTCCCGATGGTGACATAGCCGGTGGGGTTGGCATCGGCGAGGGTGCCACCGGCCGGCACGTGGGCCGCCTGGATCAGGTAGCCGCCAGCGGAGGCGGATTGGCCGCCTCGGGCGCAGACACGGAAGAAGCCGGCGGTGTTCAGGTGGAAGTCCAGCTGGCGGGCTGCGCCGGTGCGGGTTTCAGCGGCGTCCCGTTCGCCAGCGCGGACGGCGCCAAGCAGCACGGAGTCACGATCCGGCTGGACGCCGGTGCGAGGGTTGAGGCCAGTTGCGAGAGGCATGACGGTTCAGAAAGAAGGTGGACAGACTGGCCTGTGATCAGGCGGTGAAAGCAGCGTTGGTGATGTTGTAGAGGCGAGCTGCGGCCCGCTTGGTTTCGATCACCATCCCGATGTTCCAGCCGATGCGGGTGAGCATGGTTGGGGTCTTGTTGGATTCGCCCACGTCATAGACAACCAGGCCAGGAACATCGTCGCCCTCGCCGTTGCGGGACTTGAACTGCAGGCCCGAAACCATGCCCTCGCCCAGCGCCACGCAGTAGATGGAGCAGGTGTTGGCACTGGATCCCTCGGTAAACCCTTGGATCGGGACGTTCTGAGAGTCAACGTCGGTGGTCACAATCTCCACGTCGCCATAGAAGGCAACGCGGCGGCCCATGGAATTGACCTCAAAGTTCACGGTCCCGGCGAAGCTGTGCGGCTGGCTGCGATGAACTTGGGATTCAGGGTGCGGGGGATAATCAGCCGCTTCATTTCAGCCGGAGCGTCGACCTCTTCGATCAGCGTGTCGAGAGCCGCGAGGCTCAGGCCAGCGCCGGTGCCGTGATTGGCGATTGCCTGACTGGAGCCGATGTTGATCCGGCGGGCCAGGCCATCCATTCGGCGACCATCAGCGGAGGTATCGCCGCGCACGAAGTCAGCCTCAAATTCAAGCCTCATGGCGTGAGCGGTTTGGGTGATGCGCCGGGCGTGAACGGTGTCACCCTGCAGGGCGAGCTGGGCGGTGTCGGTCTCGATGTCGTGGCCATAGATCCGAGGCAGCTCGACCTCGGTCTTCACGGTGCCCTTGCCGCTCAGGTTTTCCTCGTTGATGAAACGAGGGCCGGTGATCGGCAGCTCGCCATCCATGGCGTAGGTGTAGGCACCGTCGAGAACATCGACCATCGGAACGATGGGGGCCAGCCGGCCGAGGTTGATCTGCTGCCGGACGGCCAGCTCCAGGGGGCTGGCCTGTTGAAGGGTTCGCAGGGAGAACTGATCCCAGAGAGTTGATGCGGGCATTGAAGGAAGCCTGAAGGTGAGGTTTGAGAGTCAGAGCCTTCAGATCGGCTGGCATCGCGCCTGAGATCCGTGGTCCTGTTTGCGGGCATCGCGCCAGCGGTGGTGAAACATGGAAGAAGGGGGTGACCCGTGGTATCGCACCTCGGTTCACCCCCAGCTTTCCCGGTTGGCCCTGGCCGGGTCAGCGCTTGCTGCCGTAGTGCTCCGCCAGGAGCTGCCCTGGGTTCATCTTGCGGGCCATCTCAGGATCGAGGCCCCGCACGCCCCGCACACCGCGAGCGCCCTGGAACCCGCCGCTGCCTTCGCCTCCCTTGGGACGGAAGAAGGTCCCGATCACGGGCGAGCCATCGGCCTGTTCGTTGATCCAGGCCACGGGATCCACGTCCTTGCCGTCAGCGGTCTTGACTCGATCGCCATCACCGTCGACGACGTAGAGGCGCCCCGCAGCCTCGTCCACTCGCAGGTGCTTGCGCCCCTGTAGCTGCATCCATCCCTCGAAGAAGCTGTTGCCGCGCTCGTCGGCCTCCGGGCGCCCCTCGGCGGCCTGGAAAGCATCGCGGGCCAGGGTGCGCACGTGGAGGTCGATCCGCCGCTCGCGCTCGGCCTTGGCCTCCAGCCGGGCCTGCTGGATCTGCTCGGCGGCCTTGGTCTCTAACCGCTGCCGTTCGGTGGCGGTGGCACGTTCAAACTCATCCTTCTCCCGACGCAGCCGGTCAGCGGCCTCCTGGGCCTGCCTGTACGCCTCGGGGTTGATTCCCTTCAGGGCCTCCAGTTGCTGCTCCATTTGCGCCATCTGGCGCTGCAGTGCCTTGCGCTGCTCGCGTTCGCTCTTGAGCGCCTTCTGGCCGGCCTCCCCGAGCGAGTCGTCGTCCTCGTCAATCTCAGCGGCACCTCCGCCGCCCGTACCTTCACCGGCGGGCTCAGGGTCTACGGAGGCCCATGGCCGCTGCCAGTCGTCGGCGATCCCGAGAAGCCGATCAATCCACGTGGTCTTCATGCGTTGCCGGGGCATCGCGCCGCCGGTGCAGGTTGCCCACCAGCTTTCCCGGTCAGCCTCAGCCTCGCAGGCGGATGTTCCGCAGGGCCTCAGCCACGGCGGTTTTGACGGTGCGGTTCTCGCTTTGCTGGAGAAGCAGTCGCTGGCGGTTGGCGAGCGCCACCAGTTGGGCGGTCTGCGCCAGGCGGTAGTTGTTGGCGGGCTGAGTGTTCACAGGGTAAAGCCGAGTGATCGGAGCTGATCCTCGCAGTAGGTGCCGCCGTGGTAGTCATAAGAAAAGAGCCCATAGTTAAGCTGGCCCCCAGTTGGCGAAAATGAAAGGTCCGGGGCCTGCGCACCTGGCGCCGACTCGTGCCGATGAATCCTTCTCAGGTCAATTGGTTCGACCGGAGGCGACGTGCTGCCAGCCTGATAGCCAGTTATCACCCCGAGATTGGAATTGTATCTATTGATGTTATAGGTTATCTGCGCTCCACTTGGCTGCGGATCAACGTCAAAGTCTATGCCAAGAACAGGGATCTCTCCTCCGAACCTTTGCCCTGCCTCCGCTTCCAGCTCGGCAATCCCATAGAAGTCGGCCGCGGATGGAGGATTGGCTAAAAAGTGATAGATCGTCGATGTCGAGCTTATGGCAAAAAGGTCGAATTTTAAGTATCCATCTACGCTTGGCCACACTCTTGGCACCGTTTGATAGACTGCGGCTAGATTTGGGTCTGCGTTGATCGCGTTGGTCATCGCTTGACGCAGCCCGGCCGGAACGGTGATCTCTCGAACCTCCTCGTATGTCACTTCGTACCCCTTAACCCTTGTCATGCTGTAGTTATGCGCAGGCCGGTCGTATAGGTAATAAAAGGAAATCGCCAGAAACCTGCTCCCAGCCGGAAGCAGCACAAGCCCGCCGGGTTGCTCGTTTCCGCCGTCCCGCCAGGTTTCCTCATAGTATTTCCAGCTCAGTCCATTCCCCGACCCTAGGGCCCCCCTTTCTGTTGATAAAAAATCCGGGTAGCTTCCGGTCATGGCGTAAGCCGCGCTCCAGAACCCAACCCCCACATCCACCGGCCGCACCCGCCTGCCCTTCCTGCGCCACAGCCGCTGCGGCGGTGGCCGCTCAAACTCCAGCTGGCCACCAGCCTGGCGGCCCAGGTCCGGCTGTACTCGGCGGATCGCGTCGATTTCCTGCTGCACCCGCCGCTGCACCTGTTGCAGTGCCGTGCGGGCGGCCAGCGTCTCGCGGTTGGCGTACTGCGCCGCCCTGGCGGCCTCAACCACTCGGCGCGGGAATCGCAGGTCGACGCGGCTGAAGGTCATCAGCTGGTGACGGTCAGACCATCGGTCAGCAGCTGGACGTTGTAACCCCTGGGCTCACCAGGGGACAGAACGATGTTCGGCGACTCCACCACCAAGTAGCTCACGCCCGTCTGCCAGGTGGTCACCCCGCCCGAGAGGGTGCCAAACACCAGGTAGGCCGTGTTCCAGGTCAGGCCAGCACCGCCGGCACTGGCCTGGAATTGCGCGAGCTGGGCAGGGGCCTCGAATCGCAGCGTGGTCGCGTTGTAGGCGCCGGCCGGGACGGTCCACTCAAACCGGGCGTAACCGTTGCCCGTGAGCTCCGCAGCGTCCCACTGCGCAGTGGTGGATGCCACCGTGAGCCCGGTCGTGTTGTTCGCCAGGCACAGCCGGGCCCGCTTGGTGGCATAGAGGCCGGTGAACGACCTCTCTTCCTCGAAGGGTGTGCTCGTCATCGCCGGCATGGAATCGCCTCGCTTGCGTCCCTCAGTTTTCCCGGTTGAGTCAGTTGTTCGGGAATGGCCCGATGTCCGGCGTGTAGCTGGTCACGTGCCGGCAGGCTGTAGCGCCTACCGTGATCCGTGCCTCATCAGCCCAGCCGGCGAACGACCCGCGGAATGGTGCCCGGAAGATGTCGCTAACATTGAGCGCTCGATTATTGGCGCTGCCTGCGGTGGCCACTAGCGTGCCATCGAGGAATAAGCGAACGATGCCGCTACTGTCTCGGGTGACCGCTGCCCTGTGGTTCTGATTGGCGTTCACGGTGCCGCCCTGTACTTCATTTGCGCCCCAGAAGCAGTACAGCTGACCAGACAGAACCGCCAGTAACTGACCATTGCCAGTAAGATCATCAGCGAACAATCCGAAATCAGCAACGCTAGTCGCCCTGAACCATATCTCTAGCGTTGCTGGTGTACTGGCTGGAATGCCGATCCCTCCGCTGATCGTTAGGTATCGCGTACCGCTTGGTATATAAGCAGCGCTGCCAGCTACTGAATAGGTGGAATCAAACTGAACGGATCCCACGTTGGTGATGGTTCGCCCAAAGCCGCTGCTATCGGCCAGATTCCCGTCGAAGTGCGCGAGCAGCTGCACCTGCGAGAACAGCGGATCCGGGGGAACGGACAGGCTGATGATCGCGCCAGCCCCCATGCCGGCCGCGAGCAACAGGCGCCGCTCTGCCGTGACCCCAGCCCCCATGCCGGCCTGGAGGTTGACCACCGGGCCGAGGTTGGTGCGCACCGCCCCGGCCCCCATGCCGGCGTAGAGGTTGGCGAAGCGCAGGCCCTGGGCGATGGCCCCGCCCCCCGCTCCGGCGTAGAGGTTGGCGAAGCGCAGATAGGTGGCCGTCGTCCCGTTGCCCATGCCGGCGATCAGGGTGGTCGGCGGTTGGATGATCCACGGCTGCGTGGCCACGATCGCCCCGGTCCCGATACCGGCCGTCAGGTTGACGGTCTCGTGCCATGGCTTCAGGTAGGAGCCTGGGGAGATCACCTTGGGAAACACCGGTGTCGCATCGGTCGGCAGTGCCGCAAACAGTGCGTCCAGGTCCGGGCTGCCCGGGTTGAAGCCGCTCGGGATTGCGATCGCATTGGCGGGCTTGGCGCCACTGTTCACGGTCACCGCTGCAGCCCCCGGCAGGGTCGAGGTGTTCGGCGGGAGGGGGAACCAGGCATCGACCACGGAGCTGCCGTCGATCGCACCCCAGAACAGCGCGTCAGTGGTGGCGGTGACACCCTCCGGGTCGATGTTCCAGGTGGTGCCGTTGACGCGAAACGCCCCGGTGCAGCCATTGAGGCGGATGTAGATCAGCCCCATCGGGGCTGGCGGCAGTAGCTCGGGCAGCACCTGAATCCCCACCCCGTTGCGATGGCCCAGCAGCAAGCGGTTTTCGGTGGTGGCGTACTTCTTGATTTTCAGCGGAGCATCGGTAAAATCCAGGAAGTATCCGCTACCGCTGTAGCTGATCAAGTAGTCCGAATAATAGGGAGGCGTTAGCTCGATTGCGGTCTGCGATGTTGCGGATCCGGTGATCCATGAAATGACTTCCGTATTCTCAACACTTGGCGCGTTCTTGTAGGCGTTGGCGATTCGCTCGGCCCTAGGCGGTCGTCGCTGGACACCAAATTCCCGTTCAGTGCGGATCTGGGTCTCACCTCCATAACTGACGAGCCTGGTGTAAAGGCTCACAATTGCCTGCAGCGTGGCGTCATTGACGGTGGATCCGTTGAAGCCATTTCTAAACCTAGAGATAGCTTCTGCCCCGAACGGAGTAGTCCCGCTAGGAACCTGCACCTTTGTTGTTGTCTTGCTAACTCCTTGGTCTTCGCTTCTTTCGTAGGTCACGTCGCGGATATTCGATAGGTAGGTTCCGCTGCCTGCGAGCGCATAATAGTCTAGGTTATATCCCGACGATGTTTTGATAGGCGCAAGTGCCGAGTAGTCAGTGGTTACTTCTCTGACCAGCACCTGCTCCTTTTCGTCGGGAGTCCTCAAGCCGCCGAAGGTGCCGGAGCCAAGGGGTCTGCCGGCGCTGCCACCAGATGACGGAAGCCCTGACCCGCTTGGCTTGTAGTCGTAATAGAAAATGGTCTCAGAGGTTTCCTGTCCCCACAGGGACAGCGTTTCGGTTGTGCGCCTAATTGCTCTATCGTTTTCATCGTATGTAGTCCTAGTCCTTGATCTAGTTAAATACCGGACATAATTAACCCGATCATAGGATTCCGTCCTGTAGACCGGATCCATAAGCGGGGTGCACTCTGTTATCACCGTCGATCCGTTCTGGGCGATGGTATAGCATCGCTGCATCTTGTTACCTTCCTCGTCCAGTCGCTGCTCATATCGCTGGCTGCCGTCAGGGTTCAGCACGGGAGTGGTGACGTATGTTGTGTAGTTGTGGATATAATCCTGTGGATCGCTGATCGATTCGTCTAGTTCCCAGTTGCGCTTTTGCCGCTCGGGCTCACTTTCTGGCTCCTGCTCTGGTGGCTTGAATCTTGGAATCGTGTATCGGCTGTAGATTGCTTCACCCGGTAAATCCCCGGTGTTGATCGGGTTCAGGTCAATCAAGTCCTCTTCGGTGATCAGCACGCTTGCCGCCAGATCAGGATCCTTCCTGATGAACTCCACAAGGCCCGCAGGGTTCATCCGTGCCAGGTAGCACTCTGACGCGCACAGCTTGCCCAGTTCGGCCACAAAGCCGGAGGTCAAGTCGAACTTGCTGAGCAGGTAGCGGTTGGTCAGCGGGATCGTCCCTGCTGCCGTCAGGCCCAGCCCTGCGAGGATCCGCCCAGCGATCCATGCCGCCGTCATGCGGGGGGTCTGGGTGTCCCTGACAACCGCCGGGACGCTCGGGTTTTCGTCGGTCTCCTTGAGCGCGGTAGGCGGCTGCTTTCGGTCCTCGAAGTAGGCCAGATCACAGCCGACTGAGACCGACGTGACCCGGCTGCCGCCGAGCGGATTGGCGAAGCTCGACAGCACCCGCAGTCGCAGCGGCAACCGCGCCAGCCAGTTCTGCCCATCGCTGTAGGCCAGGCTCACGATCGTCCCCGGTGCCGGGCGATAGATGCCGGCCAGGTTCACGGTGCCCCGATACGTCACCACGCCGGACCCCTGCACATGGCTCTCGGCGATGGTGGTGGTGCCATCGGCCAGGGGACCCAGGTTGCACCAGGCGTAGGCGCGGATGTCGGTGCTCATCGGATGCGGGTCAGGCTGAAGGACACGTCATAGAAGGCGCCCATGGTGCCGCCATCGGCGCGGCGCCTGGCCACCGGCTCCGTCCATCCCGTCGGGAACCAGTCACCGGTGGCCGGGGTGGCGGCGACCGTGGTCCTGATCCAGGTCTCGAGTGCCGGCAGGTGGGCCGCGGTGACGTACCCGTTGACCTGCCGGGTCTCAGTGGTGGCCAATGGCCCGGTCAGCAGGTGCCGGCCAGCTGGCGTGAGCGCCAGCGTCGGCAAGTCGCCGATCCCATCAGGCCTGCTGACCAGGACGATCACGGCCCCGCCCAGGGTGAGCGTGCCGAGGCCCAGCTGAGCGGTCTGCTCGGCCTCCTCCTCCCCCTCGCGCAGCAGCACCGCCAGCGACGCCGCGGCATCCTCCACGGTGGCGGACAGGCGGATGAAGGCCCCGGCCATCGGTACTGCCGGCGGGGACGTGAACCAGCAGGGCACCGCAGTGGCCCAGGCAAACCCCGGCGAGCTTCCGGTGAGCTCCACGGTGGCACCAACGACGCCGGTGCGCTGCGGGGCATCCTCCAGGAACTTGGCAGCCCGCCAGGCCTCGTAGAGGTTCACGAATGCCGCGGCCTCAGCCCTGCTGACGATGCCAGACAGGGCCCAGCCCCGCACCGTTCGCCCTCGGGCGGCATCGCCGCTAATCACCAGCGGCTGCTCTAGCAGGTTGGGAAACGCGAAGGTGGCGCCCCCGTAGGCCAGGGTGATGGTCATCGGAGACTTTGGAGGGTGTGGAGCAGGCCGGCATTGCTCGGCATTGTCACCTCGACGCCGGGGCGATGGGTGCGGATGGTGCGATCGAGCTGGTCGATCGAGCGCTGGAGCGGCATGAAATCCGGGCCAGTGCGGCCGATGGCAGGACCGGCGGCAGCAGCGGCCAGTTTGGGCAGTGCCTGACGCCCCTCGAATGCCCCGCGGGCCTGCAGGTGGCGGGTGACGTGTGCCGGCAGCACCACGCCTGGCGATGGAGGGCTCCAGCGCCCGTACTGCG